ATTATTCTTATTTTACAACAATTGTAAGCCTCGCTATTAGATAGGGTTTCTATCTGTTTGATAGCTTCATCTTCTATTGTCTTTGCGAAAATCTTTGAAAACTCATTCATATCTCTTAATCTTTACGTTTAACTTTCTCAAAATAAAACACTACCTCCTTGTCGAACTGAGGAACAATAAGACCATAGGCGATGCTCATCTTAACCTGGAACTTGGCAGTGCCACTTAGCAAGCCAACCGCCTGCCTATTTATTTCTGCTCTGAACTGTTCTAAGGTCATATCCCTCTTTCGGAAGTTGCAAGCACGGCAAGCTGGCATATAGTTCTCTAAGCTATCCTCGCCTTGGGTTACTGCGAACTTGCCTTGCTTCTCATCCCATCTGGAGTACATACCTCTGTTCTTGGGGACGATGTGGTCTACCTGCATATCCTTATACTCGATAGCCTTGCCACAATAGGCACAATGACCATCATACATACGATATACCTTTAGTCTAGTTTCCTTACTCATAGTTACTTGTATTTATATTTGTATCTTACATCTTGAAGAATGTAATATATATCATTGAACATATTTCCTAGCATACGTGACACACTGCTATAACGTCTGCATAAGTCTTCTGCTTCAACAGAAGCCTTCATAGTTATCTGTGTAGCTATCATTCTTAGCTCAATATCATTACTTACCATTATACCAATAACTTCTTTTTGAATGTTGCAAGAATATAGATTGAACCACAACAAGGTGTTGTAGATTCAGTTGCTAATGCAGATGGAGGTATTAAGTTCCATTGTACTAGCTCCCAACCATCATAGCCTTCTTTATTAAATCTACTAGATAGAACCTGAGCTATCTCGTCAGCTTTATTAACAACTATTGAAGTTACCATATATTCCCATTCATACTTCTTCATATTTTTCTCTTTTTACTTGTTAAACTTATCGCCTTGGTGATGCGGTGGTCTTTTTTACCAACAAAACCATAGCATATTTTGTACTCAAAATCTCTTAATCTTCTGTACCAATAATCACTTGCCGTACTTAGATGACGAGCTTGCTTCATTATCTTCTTAGCTAATCTAATCTTCATACACCAACTAACTTTCCAATCAAACGATGTTCGTGCTTATCGAAAGTAATTCCATACTTGAACATTTCTTCAAAAAGCATAAGACGCTCCTCGTTGGTAGCCAACCGAGTAGATTTCTTTTTATCCTCGGTCATTGTGAAATGAGAGCCTACCATTAAATTCTTATATTCCTTATGGAGATAAAGATAACAGAACAGATTATGATATTCTGGTTTCCAACACTTACATAACACAATCCAATCATTATCTATCACAACTATATTGCCTTCATCAACAATATCTTCAAACATATTATTTTCCATACGCTACTTCTTTTTACGACAAGGGCAACTTTCTGCGTGAATAACACAAACTCCGTGTTTCGTGTCCACTACCAGATAATCGTGCTCTTCTTCTGTGATTACAGATATACCAACTCTCTTTGCTGGTTTATTGATATTAGCCAATGAGCAAATGCCCTCACATATCAATGCACCAACAATCAGACACAAGACCAACCAAACGGCTGACTTGGTTAAGTCTAAAATCTTATTCTTCATACGCTACTTCTCCTTATCGAATTTATTGCCAACAACATAAGCTTCTAATAAATTAACAAATGGCTCGTAATTGTCAACTTTATCTAAACTCTTGAATGCAAACGCTCCTTCTTCTTCAATATAAACTACCTCATAGAGATTGTCTATACACAAAAGGTCATAACTGTCATGCACTATATCACCTTCCCAAATCTCCTTTCCCTCACTATCTTTCAACCCTGTGAACTGGCAGACGGTAGAAGGGTCAACCTGATAAGTGGGATTTCTGTTTAACTTGCTTTCTTTCTGACGATTCTCAATGATGTATGTATTACCATTCTCTTCGTAGAAATATCCGCAAACCCATCCTTTTCCGTCAAGACGTTTAGCCTTGAATTTGATACTTCCTATCTTCATATCTATTTTGCTTTAACATTATACACTCCATCAATGACCTCTACTTCATAACAATCGGGACAATAGTGTTTGCCATCTATCATTTCCCAATCTGAGTAGTCACCAATATCAACTTCTTTGTTACTGAATAGTGCAGAGCAAGTATCTGTACCGCCAAATACTTCTCCGCATCTATCGCAAACAATCTGATACATTGTAATCGGTCTATACATAAGCTATTCTTCCGTTTTTATATAAGGACAAACAACTACCTTTCGATAGTGTTTACATTCATCCTTGTAATCACAAATATCACAAAAACAATACGCCATACTATTCTACTTTTATACCAAATGGTATATCATCGGTAAAGGTATAATCTTTCATGAGACTATAAAAGGACCAGCCACTATTTCCACTTAATGACATATAATCGCCGTTATCTACAGCAGTAATTAAGACATAATATCCATCTTTTTTGTCTTTCACCCAACCGAACGGCTGATGCTTCTTCATCTCAGTCCAACATTCTTCTACATTGGCAAAAGGGCGGTACTTTGCTTCCGCCTTACTATCTGGCTTGATACGATATTCAATATTGTTCCAATATGTAATATCTTTTATTTCCGTCCATTCATTCATATCTTGCCAGCTTTTGCTTAATGCGCTCGGTTTGGTTCTACATTCAATCACTTTTCCTTCTACAAAAGCTTGTATGATAGGAAAAAATTCTTTAGCTTGATTTCTGTCCATAATTTAGTCCTCCAACTCTTTAAGTGCTCCTTCCAAGTAACCAACAATCATTTTTTCTTCAAATTTTGAATAATAGTTACCATTCATATAACGAATAGTCTTTTCAATAGCTGATTTTATTTTTTCTTTGTTCATTTCTTATCCTCCTTTGCCTTTAAGTATCTTCGTTCAAAACTTTTGAACTGCCTGTTTATTGCATAAGCCTCTTCATCAAAGCCTTCATCTAAAGTACCAGACATAGCCATAAGGGATTCTGTTGCTTGAAAGAAAGCTTCAAAGTCCTTTTCTGTTACATTCATTTTTGCCATAACTATATTATTTTAGATTAAACTGCTTTGATAAGAATGAATCATTCTTTATCAAGTTGATAATTTCTTCTTCTGTATGAATGCCTTTCCAAAAAAGTTCGGTATGATCACCAACTCTGTCTTCATCTACAGAGAACGGAACACCATAATTTGTATAAACCTCTCCGTGATGTTTGATAACGTGGCGACCAGGATTCTTTCGGATATTATCTATCCAAGTTTCATTATCGCATTCGCACCATATCTCATACTCTGCCCCTGTCAGCGTTTTATCAATGCCAATAGGATAATGACCGGAACACCCATTTGTTCCAAAGTAAATAATCTCTGCCATATTCTCTTCTTTTTACCCTCTCCCTTTTACAGGAGAGGGTGGTTAGTTACTCTGTTACTTTCTTTATGCTTTCTGAAAATGTTTTGAGCCACTGAGTATCCTTTTCGGCAGCAACTACAGATTTATTATACTGCTCCAAATTATACTTCATAGACTTTATTAAATCAGTGCGATTAGATTGTTTTTGAATCCACTCATCTTTAGGGATGATATTCTCCACATAAACATGGCGGCAATCAAAATCTAAACTATCAATTAATTGACTTTCCATAAAGTCCTTAACACCCTCGTATTCTTTGGACGGTGGAGTCCATCTTCTAACTTTGGATAGCATTGCATTGTATCTGTTTTTGAGAGCTACATTCTCTTTCAATCTATCCTCATTTCCCTTGATTACATCATTAACATAAGAAAGATACTCAGCTTCAAGTTCTTCCTTTGTCTTAGTGGATGCAAGATGCTTTTCGTACTCAGCTTTTGCCTCTTCGTATTTCTTTTTATAGTAATCACTAGGATATATCTTGTCTGGAATTTCGTATCTACTAAGGTTAGGATATTTTCCTTCAAATCTTAGGTAGATACCGAAGTTACGCAAGCAACTATTTGCAAATTGCTCAAATGTTATATCTTCACCATCATATATTGGTGCTGTAAATCCTGTTGGCATATCACTATCTTATTTATATCCTTGCGGATAGTTAATCAATCTTCTACAATAAATCCATTTTCTGTGCAAGTATCAATAGCACGAATGGCTATCCAAATAGCCTTGTCTGCTTCTTTGTCTCTAAGACTACTTCTCAACTCACACAACTTTCTCTTTGCTTCTGTTGCATTCATACTTCTATCTATTTATGCACGAGGCGGTTAAACATCTGTTTGATTTTCACACTCTTCTGTTTCATTAGGAACAGATAACTCATCCCACATATCACACTTACCTTTATCATTGTAGATACAAGGTCTGTGACATATTCCTCTAATATCTTCTCTTAACATACCTACACCTCCATTTTATGATTAATACCAAGACCAAAGAGAAGATGTTGTAACTGATGAATATGTTGAAATTCTAATAGCCTTACAAATCCTATATAAGCAGCGTAATGAATATCGTCTAAGAGTCTGAAAATTTTAACATTATCTTCTTTTACGTAAATCCATCTACATTCTGATGAAACCTTCCATCCATTCTTCTCCAAAATTGCGGGCACAAGATTAATAGAAACAATATCCTTAACCCAAGCACAGCAATCTCCGAAGAGATAACCTTTATCTCCTAATTCAGCACCTTCGATGTTCTCTAAGCAGACAACACCTTTCAGTACTGTTCCATCATCTAACTTCAAAATTTTTGATGGGTCAGATGATGTTACTCGGTAAACGACATTCTGTGCTGTACCTAGTGGTACTCCATTTGTCATCACCAAATCTCCTGGAATGTATTCTAACTTATCCATACGCTCTAATCTTTGCTATTAATGAGATCCTCATACTCACCTATCGTGATTTCCACGAAGTCTGGATTTTGCTTTTCAGCTCTAATACTATCATCGAAGTAAACGAAAATGCGGTCTTTGTGACGTAAAAGCTGGGTGATGGAGAATCGGCTGACGTGCGGAACTTCGATATTCAGTTCCTTCAATATCTTGAAATGATGAGTAAAGGATTTATATGATGTAAGTACTGCTGCTATTGCCTTACCTTGCTTACTACGCTTGTTAGGCGCAATGCATACATAGTAACCGTCCTCCAATTTTACACCGTCTATCTTCTTCCACACCTTCTTATCTAGCGTATCGTAACGCTCAGAAAGAACCCATATACCGGTAATCTCGTACACTCTTGTGAGAGTTCTGTTAGGCTGATAGCCCTGATATTTTTCAAATTTGAAACCTACGGCTTCTTCTACTCGTTTCATGTATGATTGATGCTCTTCAAATTCAGCATCGAGAATACTCTTAATGTATTCATAAGCCTTACTTCCCTGTTTTGCTTCGTACAACATACGTTTTACTTTTTACGATGATTAAACTTCTTTATAGCATCCTTCTTAGAGGCTGCCATAATTTTAACTCCCTTGATGGTGAACTCATGCTGCGCCTTTGGCTGACACTTCTGTTTGTCGGATGGAATGTTGCCTTTCGGAATAGCTAATGGTGTATATCCAAAGCATGCAGCAAGATCACCCATTAGATAATCCAATTCAGTTTTGCATGCCAATCATTGATAATAATCCATTCATAATCTACCCTTTCTTTTTCTAAGTTCCAGCATTCTTCTAGTTCTACGTCTTTCCTTGCCACTAGTAGGGTTGCCACCAAGCTTTACTTCTGGGATTTCATAATTCATATAGATGGAAGCTTCTTTATCGAGTGCCTTAACTACTTCTTTAGTCAAGGCTTCTTTAAGTGATACACCAGTTTGTGTTACAATTATCTTTGCATCGTCTCTAATCATTGCTCACCTCCTTTCGTAATAAAGATTAAACCACACCTTGTTGCTATGCTTATCCTTATAAACATTGCCTTCAAGGTCGAAATAAACTCGTTTCTTCTGATTGAACTTCTTCATCATTGGCTGATTATCTTTGTATGTAGTTACATCATACTCAACCAATGAAGAACCACGTTCATTCTTTGTTGGAGGATAACCTGATTCTCGTATGAAACGTACCTCAAACTCTTTATTTCCAATTTCAAAATTTGCTGTAGCCATGTTACTTCACTCTTTTAAATTGAACAGCCTTTCCGTCTTTTCTAGTGCTTGCGCTACAGTCAAAATCTCCGCAAACATTCTCATAGATATTGTTACATATCTCATCGAAAAAACAGCCATTACATTGTTCTTTCTCTGTCTTAACCACCTTCAAGACGATTTCTGAGCCTACAGGTAAATCTTCCATAATTACACCTCCTAATCGTTATTGCGTTTTAGTTTAAGTTGTCTCATTTTTGCCTTTACTGCACCAACAGATCGTCCTAGAGCCTTTGCGAGCTCTTCATCAGACATTTTATCGAAGTTGCGTGACAGGAAGTTTACCTGGATGCCATTCCAAGGTAGGAATGCGTTATTCTGGTGTTCTTCACCATGGTAGTCAACGCCATTAAGCTTCAGGCCTTCGTCGGCAGCGTTGTCTATCCTTTCCGGATTGCATACCTTCATTGCAACCACCTGCAAAGCCCTGTAAATCTGACCACCTTCCTTGAAGTATTCAGCATCCTTATCAGGTATAAGGATCCTGGCTACCTCCCTCATCGAGGCATACATGCCATACATAGACTGGATGAATTCTCCGCAAGGTCTTATGCTGCCGGAACTGATGCCACGTTCGCTCATAACGTCATCAAACTTCGTACACATATCGTGCAGCATGATTGACAGGTTGTAGGCTACGCATGCATACGCCTGAAGCTTGTGTTCCTTGATGTTGTTCTTCAGAAGAATGTTATCGGTCGTGTAGAAGAGTCTCTGTATGTCAATCTTCAGGTCTTCCTCCATGCTGTCTGTAATATCAAGCCAGAGCTCATACTGCGAAATCTCGGTAGTATACTTCTTGAATATACCTATAAGAGTCTCAGAACGGGAGAATGCCTCCTTTATGCGATACTTAAGCTCATGTTTAAATAGGTCCTTTCTCTCACTGAGATTGTCGTGCAAGTCTTTGATTGCCGTCTGTGTGATTGTAGCGAGAGAACCGATAATGAGGTAATAGAGCGAAGTTATATGGTCTACGGTTTCCCTGTCAGGCTCCTTGTAGTTGATGAAGAATGCTCCTTTCGGTGTGAAATTATATGCCGACATTCCTACACCTCCTTCTTTACTGCCAATGCGCAACTGATACAGAAAAGCATCAGGAGCGAAAGGAAAATATGTTCAACCATGAAACAGATAAATCCGTAGCCTGCGATAATTGCTGCGATAACAAGCAGGATCATCACTATTGTATGTTTGTATTTCTTCATATTACTTTGATTTAATGTTTCCGTATGCAGCTACATAGCTATCAAGTTGCTGTGTTGTATGAACTAACTTCTGGTTGTAACTATCTCGCTCTGCTCTAGCCTTAGAGATAAAGATAAAGCTAACGATAAATGATATTACTACCGTTACAACGATGAACAACCAAGGCAGCTTGTGTACCGCCTTATTGATTGCTCTTCCTAGGTTTCTTACGACAACCCAAGAGTAAACTCCTATGAACACAATCGCCTGCTTGGTGGTTGCGTTAGTAACTTCTGCGATTTTACCTTTGCTTTCTACCATAATCAACTAATTTAAAAGTATTGGTAATCTTCTGAAAATCTCATTGTCTGGAGTCTTAAACTCCTTATCCCACGTACGATACAGAACGTTAAGGTTCAGTTTCTTCGCGATTGGCTTAAATCTTTCCTCGAAAAATGGAACCTGTTCCTTAAACACATATAAGCGGTTACTAGGCAAGCGAGAAATATTGTTAAAGTATTCACGAGAGGTGCTGTGGTTGGCTATTTTTTCTAAAGCCAGCCAATCTTTCATGCTTTTTGGAGAAATGCTAAGACCATCAATATAAGAAAAGAGATGTGGCAAACAGAACATAAGAATTTGTCCGCTTGTATAAACGAATATGTTTTCGATGTTCGGGAAATTTTTCTTGACACTGCGGGCAAAATCATCAATGTCGATACTTGCCATGAATGGTTCTCCTCCCGTAATACACAAAGTGTGTATTGTTTTCAATTCCTTAACCGTAGCGACTGGAATTTTCTCAATATCGTACAGTTTATTGCAGCATAATTCACATTTGTAATTGCATTTGCTAAGAATCATCAAATGCATGATTTCTGGTTTCACTTTTCTTTCTGCCATAATTCTAAAATTTACTTGGTTCGGTTGCACCAGTTATCGGTAGATTGCCAATAACCGGCCATCCATATTTCTTTCTTTGTCGCATCAGGATGTTCATTGAGCCATTCCTCTGCCATTTTACTTACGTCTGCCATTTTTGTCTCGTTTTGATTCTTTTTCAAGTTTTCTCTTTAGCTTTTCAAGAGGGGATTCTTTCGGATCAACACCCTTTAAGCGGCAATGTTCTTCGTAGGATATTGCATTCTTTTTTGATTCCTCATATTCTTTTTTCTGTTTCTCAGCTAACTTCTGAGAATCAATTTCAGCTCTCTTTTCATAAAGCTTACACATGTATTTTTCGAGAGCAATAAAAAGTTTTTGAGGATTTACCGTCTTTCCTACATAGATTTCTCCATACTCGCCCATAGAAAACTCGTAGAAGAATCTAGTAAGCTCACTAGGCGTAAGATGATAGTATTCTTGTCTGATACGTTGAGCAATCGCCTTGAACTGGTAAGGAGTAGTCGAATCAATAGCACCAATAACCATAAACAAGTCAATGAGCATTATCTTAATCCAAAACTCGCTTGCACCATCTTTGAAGTACTTATCAATACTAACAAACGACATACCGCCTCTAGCTACAGAATCATATACAGATGTAATTGCATCTGTTCGATTTTGCAGGGTAGGATATTTGTCCAGGAATAGCGCATATTGTCCGCCGTATTTTTCCACCGCTTGCTTGCATTCAGTCGGCAAGGATTGAACTAATTTTGTTGAAAGTTCGTTGCTGTTGTTCATAACTGTTTACACCATTGTTTTTAGGAGCGTACAACCCGGAATAGTTGTTTCCCATAGAATGCTCAACGATAACCTTTGCGTATTCTGGATTTCCGTTCGACATCTTTAAAAGCTTCTTTTTAAGAGCCGCAAGACCACGAGGTTGATACTTCTGACGTTTCTCTTTCTTGTATGCAAGCCACATATCGAGAGCTTCTTGACATGGGTAAATCTCCTCCTGTTGCACTTCTTCCTCAAAATCGGATAAATCTTTGCCTAACGAGAACGCAGCGCCCATGCAAAAGATTTTCTGCTTTTCCAAGTCATTCGGGAATAGCTCGCCTGACTTCTGACGTATATTAATTGGTAACATCATAAGCTTATTGTATGTAATTTTGTTGTCTTTCTATATCATGTTGAATATGAAGTAGTGCGATATATTCATCAGAATCAGGAAAATCAAATCCAGCTTCCTCTTTTGCCCACGATTTGAAATCAGAAATTGATTTGCTCATTTCGTCTTTCGTAAGGTCAGCAGAAGAACGGAGATACTTATAGCATTCTCCTGTTAATTTATCAATCCCTTCTCTGAGGAATATATCTTTGTTCACTACCAGCTTATAGAAATGCGTCTTAACTTCGTCTAGAGTGTAGCCGTATTGGAGACCGAATGCAGATAGGAGCAAATGAAGATAGGCATTCTGCTTCAAAGAACGTCCACGTTTTTCTTTCAGCTCTACCATCGCGCCTTTGTTCTCCAACTCGGCTACTTTTTTCCTAAACGTTTCAAGTTCAAACACATTTTTCAGGTTGAACCACATAAGCGTTGAATGCTCGTTTGATTAGAAGGGAAGGTCATCAGAGTTCCCTCGTTGCTGTGCTTGCTGCTGTGCAGACTGCTGTTCAGGTGGAAACAGATTTTGCTGATTCGTCGGGTTTGCCACGCCAGCAGCATTAGCAGAACTTGCCATAGCTTGTTGTGCTGCTTGTTGTGACACCTTAGTAACATTCCAGGCACGAATCTGATTAAAATATCTGCCCTGATATTCATGTGCATCAATATCAAAGCTAACGTTAATAACCTCACCACTATGAATGTTGAACTGAGCCAGACGGTCTGCTCCGAAAACATCAAAGGCCATCTTCTTAGGATATTGCTCTTGTGTTTCTATTACATAAGTCTGAGACTTCCACTCACCTCTTGCAGAGACGCCGCTTCTTTCAGGTAAAACGGCAATAACTTTTCCTTGAATTTCCATTATTTTTTATTTAAAGAATTTTGTAAAACCAAATCTGCCAACTCATCAAAGTAGGCTGCATCCTTGATAGCGGAGTCCTGTTCGCCTGTAACCTTTGATGCTATTGAGCCTTTCTGCATAATCAAGCTATAAAGATAGCCGTCGATGGTATTTGCACCCATGAGAATCCACGATGTAACCGCATTCTTCTGACCGTTACGATAGGCACGGCATTCACACTGCGACAAGTCTGCCATCGTCCATGGGAGCTCGACGAACACAACATTGGAAGAAGCCGTAAGCGTAAGGCCTACGCCTGCTGCTTTGATGGAGCAGATGATGATTCTCTTTTTCCTAGCCTGAAAAGAATCGATAGCCCACTGCTTCTGCTGCTGGCTATCGGAACCGGTTACGGTGCAAACCTCATCCGGGAACTCTTTCTTGATTGCACTAACGACATCACGATGCTCGGCAAATACGATTATCTGTTCTTCGGTATCATGAAGGAACTCTATCGTCGCCTTCATCTTTCCTCGCCCGGATATCGAGCGAAGGTTCATAAACCTGACAAGAGCCTTCATTCTAAGCTTTTTCCTAGCCTCTTCCTCGGAGCAGCTCTTGTATTCGAGAAGGAACGTGAGCAGGTCTTTCTGACAGGTATCGTACTCTTCCTGCGTTTCCGGGTCGAGGGCGACACTGATGGTCGTTCTGGTCAGATCCGGCAAATCCTTGAGAACATCTTTCTTTTCTCTGCGGAAGTAGCACGTTTCGTGTATCTTCCGGTTAAGCTCTTCAAGATTCTCGTTCTCACCGTACCTGTTACAAAACTCGCCAAACCCTCCGAACTCGTCGTTCAGACGACCGAGGATAGCAAGCTGGCAGGCCAGGTCTGTTGCGTGATTTACAACGGGCGTACCTGTAAGCTCATAGATATACTCCTTACCCTGGCACAGTCCCATGATGATTTTAGACTGCCTTGTTGATGGATCCTTGACTCTTGCAGACTCGTCGATAATCACAGACTTGATAATCTTCAGTTCATCACGAAACAGGAAGTTTTTCAGCCGTAACGGTTTCGGACCGAGGCTTACGACGAAGTATTTTGCAAGCGACTCGTAATTGCATATCACTACATCATACAGGTTCATCTTAGTAAGATGATATCCATATGTCGCATTGACGGAATCGGTAAGAATGAGAGGCCGGAGGTTCGTAAACTTCTTTATCTCTCGTTCCCAATTAACCTTAAGTGCAGCAGGGCAAACAACAAGGCAGGGAGTTGCCTTTGCACGTTCAATGGCGACGATAGACTGAACCGTCTTACCGGTTCCCATGTCATCGCCATTGATACAGCGTTTCATGGCAAGTTCCATGCGCACACCTTCTTCTTGATAATCGTATAATTTCGGTTTATCTGACATAATAATAAATTATAATAAACACCACATGCGGAAAGCCCATTCAAGAGCCTTCTCCCTACCACGCAAATACAACTCGTCACCACGTTCAATCTTCTTATAGAATACTTTCTTCTTGGTCTTGGAGACCGCAAAGATAAAGTCCTGGTTTCCGTATCTTGGGTCTATACTGTGCGTAAGGTCCATGTACCATGCACGGCTTCTATCCCAATCGACGAAATCGATCTGAGCCTCAAATTGCTCCTGTGACGTAGCTGCGGTGGTCTTCAAATCACCGCCAAACTCGCCGAGCCACCAGTCGAACTTGCAGCGTACCGGAAGCTCGAACTCGAAACCCTGGTATTCCATCTTCATGTGCGGATTGATGAATGTTTTCTGACCGACCGCATTCTTCAGGACGAAATCAAGGAACCTATCCTTCGTTGCCTGTTTCTTCAGAACAGCAAGCCTGTCTAGACCCCATTTCCAATCCTTCTCCGTATATTTCTCGTCATCAACCGTCATGGCGTAATGATTGCACTTTTCCGGTTCGGTAACGAGAGCGTCAACGAGTGTACCGAGATGGAAAGCCTTTCTCTTGTCCTCTTCCTTTACGAAGTTGAGCTGCGGGTTCAGGGCAAACTTCAACGCAGTGAGGTCCGAATTGGAGACCTCACCACGAGAATAATAAGGGTCAAACGGTTGTTCTGCCATATTACTTAGCCGTTACCTCATCCTCATATTTAATATAAGGAGAAACGATATACTCTTCTTCGCTGTTTGCGTGTTTCTCACACGCCTTGCGCATGAACTCCAATCTGGAAGCAAGCTTGTCTGGAGACATCTTGGAGCCTTCAATCGTCCACCACTGCTGGATGATGTCGAGCCAGGCATTCTTGTCGGTAACAACAAGGCGTTTTGTTACCTTGATTTTCTGCTTACCGGTTTCTCCAACAGAAGTCTGGGCAAAGAGCGACTGAGCCTGTGCGGTAGCGTGCTGGGCTGCATTTTCTGCATCACGCTTCTCCTGCTCAGCCGCAAGCTTTCTCTGCTGCTCTTCCTTTGCGGCTTCATCAGCCTTACGGATAGCCTCTTCCTTAGCCTTGCGTTCAGCCTCAGCAGCGGCAGCTTCTGCTTCCTTACGTTTGCACTCTTCCTCAGCAGCCTTCAGCTCGGCTTCCTTTGCCTTGCGTTCAGCCTCGGCAACTTTCCGCTCTGCCTCCTTGCGCTTGCGCTCCTCCTCGTCCTTGATACGCTGAATCTCCTCCTGCTTCTTGCGCTCTTCCTCGGAAGCCTTACGTGCTTCCTCCTCTTTGCGCTTACGCTCCTCTTCAGCCTTGCGAGCTTCTTCTTCCTTACGTTTGCGTTCCTCTTCTGCCTTCTTGATTTCAAGAAGTTCAGCAATCTTAGAATCAAACTTCATAAGAAGCTCATCACGTGTAGCATTTACGGTCTGCTTATAAGATGCAAGCAACGATGCGGAAATCTCCTTGTATGCGCCGTTCATAATATCCTTTGCATCATTTTCCTCAATTTCGGAAGAGTATGAAGGCTTGTTATTAACGAACAGATGTCCGAGGTCAAGAACATCAGAACACTCTGTAATACGTTTCTTAACTTCATCCTTGTTGTCAAGGGTGAGAAGAGAGAACGTGTTATTAAGTGAGTTGATAGCAGCAGAAGAATGCTCTGTGAGGAGATTGTTCAAGATATCAATCGTATCAGTCTTCAGCTTAATCTTGGCCTCCTTGATGCGCTCCTGGCGCAGGCGTTCCTGCTCAGCCTTACGCTGCTGTTCAAGCTTGTATGCCGCATACTCGTTGCGCTTCTCCTGAATCTTATAGACAACAGAATCGGTGTTTTTGATAGAGATAAGGTTCTCCATCATAGTAAAACCCTTACGGACAATATCGAACACTTGGGTAACACCCTTACGTTTCTCCGTCATTGCTTTCTCTGTCAGTTTAGCTTTCTTGATAAACTCAGCGGCTCTCTCGTCAAGAGCATCGTTCATTCCGGAAACGCCAATATCAAACAACAGAGACTCACCTGCATTCACACATGCCTCATAAGATTTCCTGTTGGCTTGCACCGCATTTTCCGTATCAGATTTTAGCGTTGCAATCTGTCTTGTAATATTGTTGGCTTGTTGTTGTACCAACTGCAATTCTGTATTTTCTGCCATATATAACAATTTTAAAATGGTGAATCACTATCAACCTTTACCTTTACACCTTTATCTTCCGGTGCGGCATCACCAGTACCAAAGGCTTCCTGAGTCGGTTTCTGCTGAGTCTGCATGTCGATATCGGCCTGCAAAAGAGCGCCCAGACCAACCTTCAGTTTAGGATAGCCCTTGAACGCATGCTTGCATGTCTTCGAGATAAGGAAGCCTGTGTCGATATCCCTGAAATACGTTCTGCCATCGTTGCCGACATAGTTTCCGCCGTAAAGAGCGTTGGCTTTGTGGTCTTTACCTCCGAACTTCTCCGAATACGTACGGAGACGGTCGATACCTTCGCGGTCAAGAACGAAGTAATCGTAGGCATTGTTCGGAAGAATAATCTTCACGTAACAAGCAACGATGTATGAATTTTCAGGTCGAGGATAAGTCTTTGCGTAATCAACGTACTTATGTCCGTCTCGTTCACCGAAACGAAAATCGTCACAATTGTAAACTACTACAGGATTGTCACAACGAACAATCTGACCGGCTCGCTGGCGAAGAAGGATTTCTCCATATCCTGTATAGGTGATCTTGGCCGTATAATTCGTTTGTCGGGTATTCTTGTCGTAGTTGCTGTAGCCCATGAGGTAGCAGAGTGTCGTAGTTCCCTTTTCGAGAGACAATCCGTTAATTGCCAGGTTCATGAAGGCATCGTGAATATTCAATGATGGAGCCTTTTCAAGATAGCCCTTGAACGAGCCATTGAGAAGTTCTTCGTTGAAGAATGCCTTCTGCTCTTCGAAGAATACTTCTCCGCCCTCTCCGAACTTCTGATTGTACACCTCGATGAATCTGTCTCTTGCCAAATCGCAAATCTGATTATGAGGCGTTTTGTTTAACTGCTCTATATCCATTTGTATAGAATTAAAAATTAATGTACCCTATCTAAATACCTGAAGTAAGTTTCCACCGTCACGCTTTCGCCCTTTTCATTAAGGCGTTCATAATGAAGTGGAATCTTACCGAGTTTTCTACCCTCACCTTCAATGTAGTTGAGGTATGCCGCCTTTCGGGCCAGCTGTACCGACTTGCTTCGTGGAAGTTCCATGATGCACGCATGCACCTTACGCAAGTCAAGTACAGCAAAGGCCATCTTGGCGGGCATTTTTGCTATTCTGTTATCCATTTCTGTCATTACACTTCCATAATAGGAATCTCAGGACAGAGCTTACGAATCTTGTCAAGCTCCGTATTGATGATCTTGTCGCGGGATTCTTCGATGATACATTCTGCATCAGCAGAGATAAGCGTCAGTAATGCCATGTTGCCTTCGACGTGAGCGATAGTCTCGATTGAAAGCTTCTCAGGCTCTGCGCCCTTGAAAATAGGAATATTGATAGTGAACGATGGAGGAAGATTAGAGTCTACAGCCTTCTCATAGTTGTCAGTCACGGAACCATTGTCGCTGTATTTCTTCTTGATTGTTGTCTGAACCTTCGCCGAGAAGCTCTTGAGGAGATTGACGAGTTCCATGTTCTTCTCCTTCGTCTCGAAGAAAGAACGGTTGAGTCGGAAGAAGTCACCAAGCTGTACCGGTTTCCACAAATGACCGTCATTGATATGAAATCCCGCAAACTGACGAGACAGCTGAATAGAGCCGATGATTGTCTGTGTAGTGCGCTCATCATTCTCGTTTGTAACAAGAGTAACAACGAGCTTCTCTCGATTAACCAGGATATGCGTATGCTCTTTGTCAATCTGCTCTGTACCCCAACGCTTCTCAAGAAAAGCATAGATACAGGTAATAACACCGTCTACCTGAAGATTAAGAGGCTCCTTTGCAGGAAGCTTATAAGGGTTCTCGTTACCTACCTCACGGAGAACAATCTCCGCATGATCCTGTCCAGGAGCGAGGTCTATCTGCAATTTTTCATTGTTCATTTTACAAAATATTTTAGAATTTAGAAACTATGTGAAAGCAGACTACATAGCCTGCTTGTCACGATTAAGTGAGTATACATTGCTAGGGAGTTCGTCACGTGTTGCCGGACGGGAAGAAACAAGATTGCCCTCCTTGTCATAGAAGGCAGTCATCTTTGCTTCACGGTCAACGAACTTGTAAACCTTCTCGTTAACCATGCTACCCTTCTGCTTGATTTCCTTAAGGAGAGAAGAAATCTCTTCCTTGATAGGCTTCAGCTCTGCCTTTTTCTGCTCACGGAAATCCTTGATTTCCTCTTCGATGTCAGATGCACGTGCAGACTGAAGAGCGAACAGATCCTTCTTCTTCATCAGCTCATCAGAGTTGAATCGCTTGATGAACTCCATTTTCTCAACGGAGTCAGCGTTGTTGGCGAGGAAGTCCTCACGTTCATCCAGGTCCTCGTACTCATGACCGAGGGTTGCTGAAATAGTTGCTTTTTCTTTTGCCATTGTTATATGAATTAATGTGTTAATACTCGGCGCCAGCGTCCACGCTTGAATTTCTTGTCCGCGTGAATTCCGAACAATGTTGGTGTTGTTACGCCATTCATCATAGGAAGCACATTGCCCTTCTTCAAAATACTTTCGAAATGTGAAGAAGTGACAGGAGCGTGGCAGATGATGTTCTTCTTGACATCATACAGGTTGCCGTACTTTGATACTACGCCCATTACACGTCCTCCTCCATTATTTTCAACAACTCACGGAAACCTTCAGCGCCATGCACCTCTCCGTTTTTCACTTTTTCCTGGAGTTCGTTGAGCTTCTTCATCTTAGCGAGGAAAGAGTTCTTCTTGTCCTCAAGCGAATTGAGGCGCTTGGTGATTGCCAGTTCCGGGTTATCACTGAGAATGATGTCCAATGCGATGCCGGCGAAAAGGTTCGTGTTATTCTCCTTCTTGCCTTCATCATCAATCTCGTCGATATCACGAGTAAACTGGTTTTTGCCGTCGATAACCTTCTTGATTTCATTGAACTCAGAAGGATTCTTCGAGATGTCGAATGCTCTGTCAATAAGAGCCTGCTTGTCAATTACTACACTGACGATAATTTTGTCTTTGTCCATAATTTAAAATATTTAGAATTAAACTACTAGTCTTCCTTATCCCAACCAAGGAGATGTGCGACGAATGCGCATGCAGCGAACATAGCTACTGTTGCTATGAGACTATTGATAATAATAACCATATCTTCTTGTTTTATACCTTATTATATAATATAGCAATCGGACGGTGGATAATCAACGATTTTCCACTCATTCTTCTTTATCTTGATAGCCTTACGGAATATCACAACAGACTCGCCGTTGTGACGTTTTCTATTGTGGGCGATAAGTCTTGCTACGACAGCCTTTGTAGTTATCGAGAACTCTCTTAGCTTAGAGGTATAGAGGCTCTTGACATCGCATATCACAACCTTGTCTCCTTCCCGGTAAACGAAGTCGGCAGTATAGTTATGCCCGTAAAGCAATGACCTCCTCTCGTACTTAACCTTAGTCTTAAGTTGCTTTGGTTTCAGCATCCATACCGGGTTGATGGCCGTGATGGTTACCTGTCTGTGTATGCAGCTTATGCCAGGATCATCGAGGATGGTCTGCAAGTACAGATACTCCTCTCTTGAATCGTATTCGTTCCCGTCAGGAGCGTAATACTTCTTTGAACCTACGCGTCCCATGTCTTGCCGGCCTCCGCTCCGGGATTTTTGGAAAGCAGATTGATAGCATCAGAGCCATACCTCTGCCACATTTTGTTACCCCACTGAATAAGATATTCACCCTTTCTGGCTTCAAGTCTACCATCCGTATATTTCGGTTTAATGCGAACAGTAATGTCCTTTCCGTTCTGTTCTACGTTTTCAACGCATTCCAGATTCCGAAGAGCATTAATGTTTTCCTTACTGATTCTTATTATGTTTTTAACTTTCATCTATAGTAAAACCTCTCCGTTTAGCCAACCACGCAAGGCAGGAGAGGTGATTGCACGTGGTTATTGTGAGATGGAGTAGAAGTCAATGTTAAAGGGAGGAGGGACAATAGACACCCTCACTCCCAAAGATAATCAAAAACTGTAAATTTATGGCACTCACAATTAAGTGAGCCACATGCAGGACTCGAACCTGCGACCTGTCGGTATTTTGGACTGCTCTGACCAACTGAGCTAATGTGGCTTGTACCTCCTACTTTCACAAGCAAGAGGATATTAATACTCAAATTTAAATATAAATGACTTATAAGAAAAAGTGCCGACCTCTGTCAGCTAATGAAAAAATATTTTTTGAAATTTACCTACTTGGGAAGCCCAGGGGAGACTCCAACTCCCAACCTCGCGGAAAGAGAACCGCGGCTCTATGCAGTTGAGCTACTGGGCGACGCATAAGTTAGTTAGCCAATCAAAAATCTTGAAATACGAAAGAAAATTGGGAAGAGAGGATGGATTCGCACCATCGACCTCCAAGGACACTTCCCCTGGCGCTCTACTACTGAGCTACTCTCCACAGAAATAAAAAATAATTCCTTCTAAAAGAAATAGACGTACCCTATCTTCTCAGACCCCAGATACGCAAAAAACAATCTTTTCACATATAAACAATTTAGATCTTTAAAAATAAACATTTGTGGCAGGTACAGAACTCGAATCTGTGACCTCTAGGTCATGAACCTAGCGAGCTACCAACTGCTCCAACCTGCGATGTGTGCAGCCTATCTTCACAGACGAGCTGCATTTTTAATTGAATTAATTTGAATATGAAATACAATGAATTACTTTTTGGAGGAGACGGAGGACTCGAACCCCCATCTCACGACGATAAGAACGGTATCATCTAGTTGTCGCTGTGCTTCCAATTACACCAGTCTCCTCTTTTATCTGAATTAGCAA